AAAACTGAAATACGAATCCGATATCCCGCCGTCTGTACGTCGCGAGCTGTTTCTTGTTGTAATCCGAAACCGCTGTGCCATCCAGATACACCTCTCCTTCAGTCAGGCGATCCATACCGCCAAGGATATTGAGCAGGGTGGTCTTACCTGCACCGGACTGTCCCACGATGACACAGATCTCGCCTTTCCCGATCTCAAAGGATGCATCCTTTAAGGCTTCAACACTGACATCACCGGTCTTATAGGTTTTGCTTACGTTCTTAAACTCTACATAACTCATTTGCGTGTTCCTTTCTAATTTATCTGTGATAATTGCAAAATAATTCGATATACCTGAGTATAACATACTGTTTCCCTGCGATATATCAATTTCACGAAGCATATAATGTATTGCAACCAAGAAATACTAAATGTTCCAATCTACAATCTCTCATGCTTCCGCAGCCGCTGCCAATTCGCCATCCCTGGCTCAGTGGCAGCTTGTATCCAATTATATTTTGCAATTATCTATAACTAATATTACTTCCTCCAGCTCGCGATTCTTAACAATACTTCCTTGTCAAGTGGATATGGACAAAGCGCAAGCTTCGCTTTATTTTCTACTACAATATCAACGACCTGACGGATGTTTTCTTCCGGCAGGATGCCGCAGTCGCTCACCACCTGAAAGAAATCTGCAAACTCGTCCACAGAAGAAAATCCAATTGTCGACAACAGATATTCCTGATCTGCCACATCTGCTTCACGGATATATCCCGGCAGGAAATATCCGATTGCAATGCCATGCGGCACGCCAAGTTCATACGTGATCGCATAGCTTAAGCTATGCGGAATCGTCGTTCCTGTCTGTGCAATCGCCATACCTGCGAGTGTCGATGCCAACAGGAAATTGCTGTAATCCTCGTCTGTCATCTCCCTCATACCAAGCAGGGCATCCTTGCTTCTCGCCCATACCTTTAGGCCCTGATCAACGAACATCCGGCTGTAATCCGTCGCGGTCGTATTCAGATAACTCTCAATCATATGTCCAAGCGCATCAATCGCGGTCTGTCCAATGACTTTCTTCGATGCGGTCTTCAGATATTTCGGATCTGCCAATGCAAGCACCGGAAATACACGGTGTGGCAGCGATGCCTTTGTCCGCTTCGCATGGACGGTAAGCACTGCGACACCAGTCACCTCTGAGCCGGTTCCACAGGTCGTCGGAATCGTTACAACTGGGAGCGCCTTTGTATGCGCGACATTCTCATACAGATAATCCGCATCCTTCTCCGGGTTGGCAAGCATAATCGCAATCGCCTTTGCCGCATCCATTGGCGAACCACCGCCAATCGCAATTACGAAATCCACGCCATTTCTTTTTCCAAACTCGGTCGCTTTCATAACCGTTTCCACAGAGGGATTTTCTTCGATCCCATCATACTGCACATGTTTCTTTCCATATGCATCAAGTGCTGCCTCCACATCTGCAAGCGCTCCATTCGCGCGTGCGGAATATTTTCCTGTCACAATCAGTGCGTAGCTTCCATAGCCTGCCAATTCCTCTGCATGTACCTTTACTGCATCTATCTCCTGGTATACTTTTGTTGGTATGTAATATTTCATATTCTGTCTCCAATCATCTGCCTGATTCCGAAGTTTCCCCGCGGTACAGACTTCTAATAATATGTTATAATGGATATCCATATTTTTCAAGCGTTGTTTTGTGAATTGTTTGTGTTTTGCGCAACCAAAAAGACATGACATACATTTTGATGTGTATATCATGTCTTTCTTTTTACTCAAACAATCTCATCAATACATCATAGACTTCCTTCGCCACCGCCAGTTTGTACATTAACCTGCTTGGTTGCTGTGGAATCTCGACAACATAGGACCTAACAGTACCTTTCAGGCTTATCGCAAAATAAACCTGTCCGGGAACCGATGCATCCGCATTGTCCGGATCCGTATTTCCCATCGTTCCGGTGACACCGATTCCGATGTCCGCACCATACATATTCGCGCAGGCGGTCGCCATGGCTTCCGCTGTCTCCTTCGAATACACCGTATACTTATGAATCACCTCAGCGGACACACCCTGCATGATCTTCGTCTCATTGCTATATGTAATGCTCGCACCTTTGAAGATGGCAGATGCCCCTTCTGTATCCGTAATCAGAGACGCAATCTGTCCGGCAGTCGCACTCTCCATCGTCGTGATCGACATGTTCCATTCGATCAGAAGTTCTGTCAATTTACGATAGTCTTGGCGGATATCTTTTTCCACATATTTTTTCTTGACTGGACGAACCTTCGGTTCTTTCTTCTTGTCTGTTTTTTCCTTTTTTGCATTCTCCTGCTTCTCTGTGTCTGGATTCTGCAAGAGTTTTGCTTCCTCACAGTATGGGCAAACTTTGTATCTGTCTCCGTTATAAAAATGATCATTTTCACATTTTCTGATATTCATAATTTTAACCTCGGTTATATTTTTTCATTTCAAAATTATCTTTATTATAACGTAAGTGCAGGAAAATAACCAGATGGATATGAATTTATAATACTATAAAATATTACATAATCATAACTACCAACTTTCCTTTAAAGAGCCTCTATTTATTTACCTTGCTGTCTGTAATTGATTTCGTATATATTCTTCCTATATCCGCTCGTATTTGCCGATATATAATTTTTCTTCTCGGTGCAAATACAATATGATACTTACATTCCCACGTGGTATGTGCTAAACTGTTTTTGTCCATTTGGATATCTCCTTGATATTTTTAGTGCGGTTGGTGAACCTACACTTTATATTATCATGGAGGTTTCTTTACTTGAAGCTAAAGCTCACTGGGAACCACCTGCATAGCAGGTGGTTTATTTTTCTGTCTATACAACCAAAAACTCCCCATTACGTCAAATGGGGAGTTTCCTTATTTTTGTTACCCAAAATGTTTTTTATTTTCTTCCAGAGTATCCTCTAATTGATTCTGAAAAGACCGAATTATCATTTCACTATCCAAAGACAAGTTTTCTGATGTCTCCTGCATTTTTAGATAAAATTCTGTCAATTTTTCACAATTCTGAATTAATTTGCTATACAAACTCTGTTTATCTGGCGGTGCAATTTTTTTTGCTCTTTTTAGTTTCTCATTCAAAGTGTCCATAAGTCGCAGTTTATTTTTAAATTCATAACTAATCTCCTGTAACTCACACACATTAAAAAAAACTTTCTTTGCCATTATTTTACAAACTCAGCAACAGCGGCAGCTGCCTTCAGTCCTTCTACTGCAACTTTAAATCCTGCCTTTGCCTCTTCAACACCTGTCCCGATTTCTGAACAAACTCATCCATATCACTGAGTGTAGCTATATTTATTCCATAACCATCTTCCTCAACTCCCCATAATACCTACGGCTCACTGGAACCTCTATCTTCCCACACTTTATAGATGTTCGGCTTATTTTCGATATATCTGCCATGCGAACCATAAAGCTCTGATGCACACGGACAAATCCATTATTGACCAGTTTCTCCTCAATCTCGGAAATCTTCGAATAAAATGTCATCTCTCCACACCCCAGATGCAAGACGATTTTCCGTCCTCTGCTCTCTACATATTCTATAGATGCAATCGGGATTGTCCTCTTTTTCCGATTGATAATTGCCTCCAAATAACGGTCATTTTCCCTTACTGACTCCACATTATTTTCAACCATATTGCACACACTCTCCTAAATGTTTTATCCTTCGCAAATCTATTTACTTTTACATAAATAATCTGTCATTTTTTACATAATAGCACATAAATTTTTGTTTTTTTGCGTTCATGCATAATTGGTGCGTATTCCGTCAAAATTGGTTTATTTGCCTGTTTTCACTCCTCTTTTTTGCTCTGTTTATACACCTGATTGATCCCCGTGGATGCAAATCCGGACATAATTCCAACTGAGATTGCCGTAATAATATCTTCCGCTGGAAAGCTTTTCATTACATACATAGCAGGCACTGCAACGATTCCTCCCACGATACCAACGATCACCGGAATCGTCTTATCGCTGATCTTCTTGCTCGCCTTACACCCGATTCCAACCAGATAACAAATGATCACAATCGGCAGCACCGTTACATAACTTGAAATATCCATCTTTTCTCCGCAAACATTCTCTTATACTATTTCTATGTCACGTCCATTCAGTTTGACAACAAAACAATCTGCTATTGAGATATTTTCTTATGTAACCGTAGAAAATATATTTGACGCTCATTTCGGACAACTATATAATGAACTTGATTTTAGAAACACCATGAACAACAGCATAGAAATATAAATCTGCAAATTACACATTTCTTGAAAAGGAGATTATAAAAATGATAAAAATAGATTTAATTACCGGATTCTTAGGTTCCGGCAAAACAACTTTTATAAAAAAATACGCCACCTACTTGCTGCAACAGGGAATGAACATCGGCATCCTCGAAAATGATTTTGGAGCCGTGAATGTTGATGCCATGCTATTACAGGATATCTTAGGCGATCACTGCACATTGGAAATGGTTGCCGGTGGCTGTGATGCCGACTGCCACCGCCGCCGGTTTAAGACAAAACTGATTGCTATGGGCATGTGTGGCTACGACCGTGTCCTCGTAGAACCATCCGGTATCTTTGATATGGACGAATTTTTCGATGCATTACACGAATCCCCCCTCGACCGCTGGTATGAAATCGGAAATGTAATTACCATCGTAGATGCCGATCTGGAACAGACATTATCCGAATCTTCCCGTTATCTTCTCGCGTCGCAGGTAGCACAGGCTGGTGCCCTTTTATACAGTCATGTTCAGGAAGTAAGCTCGGAGAAACTTATCTCTACCAAAAACTATGTAGACCAATCCTTTGAGATTCTCCATACTGAAAAGAAACCAACTCCTTCTATTACAATAGAAAAAAACTGGGATGATTTAACCGATGCAGATTTCAAAGCCATCCTTTCCTCTGGCTATCATTCCGCAGATTACGCCAAATTATGGTTTGATGATAAGAAAACATACGACAGCTTATATTTTATGAATATGGATTTCACAGAAGAATTTCTGAAAGAGTCCTGCGAAAAAATCTTAAATGATCCTGCATGTGGAAAAGTATTTCGAATCAAGGGATTTCAGAAACTCTCTGATGGATCGTGGATTTCCCTCAACGTTACGCATCAAAAAACAGAAATTCAGCCAATTCCAAATGGTCAGGCAATCTTAATCGTCATTGGAGAAGGACTGAACCAGGCATCCATTGAAGGGTATTGGGGAAAGTCAAATATTTAATTCTGTTTTCATAATTTCTGCACACCTTTTGCACACCTAAGTGATTTTCAACCATTAAAAACGGCGGAAACCCCTTGATTCTACGTGGTTTCCGCCAAATAAAAAAGATGCCCAGAGCCGGATTTCGGATTTCTTCCTATTATAATGCAAAGTCGCGCAAACGCAGGTAGCTAAACACTTTTTTGATATGTATTATAACTCACAAAATGCAAACATGCGCAGTATTTGTGCGCAGTAAATGCGCAGTAAACTATTTCTTACTCTGCTTATAAATCTGATTTACCCCAGTAGAAGCAAGACCAGACATGATGCCAACTGAAATTGCCGTGATAATATCCTCTGCAGGGAAGCTCTTCATCACAAACATAGCAGGTACCGCAATGATTCCTCCCACAATTCCTACGATTACCGGTATCACCTTATCACTGATCTTCTTACTTGCCTTGCATCCAATTCCAACCAAATAACAAATAATCACGATCGGTAATACTGTTACATAATTTGATAAATCCATATTCATCATCCTTTCTTCTCTAAATTTTCTAAATCTTCAATCCTACGATTTGCCACTCGAAGCTTCTCGTCTGTTACAGACTGTTGTTTTTCAAGTTGATATGTACGTTCAATCACATTGTTGTGCTTTTCTACATGCTTTGTGAGTTCATCCAATCTGTACTCAATCAGTGCAATTGTTTCATCATGCTTTTTACTTGCAGCCTTTTGCTGATAGTGATTATTGATTAAGCATACGATCAATGTAACAAACGCCGCAATCATGGCAGATATTATTGATGTCATACCATCCCTCCTACTTCTTACGTTGCCAAATATATGGTGTTATCCTCGCTTGTGATTGTCCCCCATCATTATTAACATAGGATACATCTAATGTAACAGATCCCTGATTTTTCCATGTTCCATAATTAAATGGCGGGACAGCATTCTGATAAGTTAGTACACATGCATTTACTGGAAGTATTGGAACCGTAAAACCAGTGAACTCAGATTTCTTGTAATATAAATAATCATGATTATGACTGGTATTGCTCTTAGAATTCAATGCTTTGTCAATCGTTTCTTTTCTGTAATATAAATCATCATGATTATGCGCCACTGGTGCCTTTTGACTTGCAAGCTTTTTAACACCAAGTGCTCCTGCAAGCTGATTTGCTGCTGAATTTGCGTTGATTTCATCAGCAGAGTCAAGGATATTTAAAGAATTCAAATGTGTTTCACATGCGTTCTGGAACTGTTGCGCATAATAGATTGCTAAGTCTTTATATGTCGGACAGACCATAAACTGTGTTGATATCTTGGTCAGTGCTACGCCTGATACATAAACAGCATATAGCGGCATTTGATTTTTCAAATCACCATTTAAAATATTTCCACTTACTATTTCAGGAGCAGACGGCGTTCCCGCCGTTGCGGTCCCCTGTACAACTTCTAACTTTGCAGATTCAATACCTGATGCCGCATTTTTCTCGTAGGTCATTACGATCAGATCAATTCGATTTGTTCCTGCGGTACCTGTCGATATTGTCAAATCTTCATAAGTATTCGGTTCAATACGGATATGTCTACCCTGCATCAGCATATCGCCGTCAGAAATTCTAACTGTGTTGTTATTGATAATTGCTCCTGCAAATCTTGATCCGCTACTCATAACAAATTCTCCATCACCAAAAAAGGCAGCATTGAAGCTGCCCTGATCTGCTGATCTAATATGTTCTTTCCCGGCATACCCTGTTACTAAATGTGCCATAGTCTTTCCCTTCTTTCTCCGCTTAGTGAATAAGCGACATCCATGTATTATATCCAACAACACCATCAACTGTAAGCAGATTGTTTTTCTGATACTCTTTCACTACTGATTCTGTAGCTGTGTCAAATACCCCCGGACATGTGAGATCACACGCATATCCTTTAAGCATAAGCAAAATCTGCAGTGCAGTAACCATGTACTGTTTCTCGCCCTTTTTTACATAGTGCTTTCCAAGTGCGGCTTTAGTGGCAGATCCATAAATCCCATCAACCGCAAGTTTCGCCTTATAGTCTAAGTTCATCGCTGTTTGTAACACCTTAATTCCTGCTTTTAAGGTCGCATTTCCACGAATACCATCCGTTACGATTCCGGCACCGGCAAAATTATTCGCATGGATCTGTCCGGCACGAATGATAGCGTCCTTAGCAGCGATATGTTGAATCTGCTGTATAGATTCAGTCTTCGATGGGATATTCTCGGATACTTTCACCACTTCTCCAAACGGAAAGTTTTTTCCGGGGCATGCAGTCTTACTCACATCACTATGCTTTCTGAATCGAGTAATTCCATATTCCTTACGAAGCAATAAAACAACTTCTTTCAAAGCCTGCTTCTGTGCTTCTGGCATCTGTTCATTTTCAAAATTTCCCTCACAGCAAACTCCAATCGTGTTGTAATTCACACCAGATGCATGTGCGCCGATCATATCGATTGGTCTGCCCTTGTATACTTTGCCATCTAAACGAATATAGATATGATACCCAATGCCAGACCATCCATTTGCAAGATGCATTCTGTGAATATCCTCTACACTACCGTGACATGCAGCATGATGAAATACAGCTCCTCCATCTGTGCTTTTTCTCTTTGTAAGAGATTTAAACTTTAAATGTGTGTCGATTATCTGCATAATAATCAGCCTCCTTCTTTTTATTTTATGCAATCACAGTTGTCATTGCAGCATCGTCCTCTTCAACCTTACTTTCTAAATCATCCAAACTGTTTAATGTATTAACCTTTTCTTCAATTCGGGATATGTATTCTAATACAGCATCCATTTTAGTTGTGATTTCATCTGTCCCTGAAAAATCAATTGAGGTAGCCGTCGAACAACAAATTGATGAAATTCCAGTCAACAGTCCTTTAATCTCATCTGTAGTCATCTTTCTTTCAACATCCGTCATGTGCTACTCCTCTCCGATCATGAATTCAATTGCGAGACATGCTGCTGGTGTGATGTTCTCTGGCAGATCATCAGCTGTAATCGTGTTGATTTCCAGCGACGCTTCGACTGAACCGATCTCATTAAACTCTTTGATGAACTCGTCCCAGTTCGGATTTGAACGGTTCATAGTAACTCCGTCGTCAGAGTACTTTCGTATCAGCTCATCACGAGCCTTGTCATACTCCACAAGATCCTCATCAATTTTCTTGATATTACGAGCAACTGACAGTCCTGCCTTACGCGAGAACGCAAGATCTAAGATGCCATTATTGGCGATCAACTGACGAATATCAAACAGTTTGCTTAATGTTGTAATGTATTTTTTCATAATGTTTTGACTCCTCGCTTCATAAAGTAGTAGTGTTTATAGACCCTCTCCAAGGTCTTTATTATTTAACTTTTACTAAGTACCACCCGCAATGACATGCTCTAACTCCTGACATACTGTTGTATACCCTCAAATAAAAATTAGTGTTACTACTAACATTTATAACAACTGGGGAACTACAGCATGCCCTATCCATATTATCATCTGACATATAAGCCCCCGCATCAGTAGCTCCACTATTAGTTGAAAAAACCATAACCATTCTGGATGCAGGAGTTCCATACATCTTTGCAAACACTATTCCGACATATGTTCCAGCAGGAAGTGTCACGCTAGCAGGGGTATTCCATCCGCCACATGTAATATTAACATTTTTGTCATATCCATATATAGGTGCCGAAATACCACCAGCACTATTAGCATAATTTGCAGATTTAGCATAGTTTACGCTAAAGTTTGATGGATTATATACATACATGTTTGCACCATCATTTCCACCCCACAACCAACTTGGCTGTCCGCCTTGTCCAGACCAATTCCATTTCATACCATTGATTGTTCCTGAGACGGTGAGGTTGCCCGACACAGATAATACGTCAGCAGATAGTATAGACGCATGTGTTCCATTCGGATTCGAATAAAAATACCCTTCATTTTCATATCCCTCTGCCATATATATGCCCAAAGCATTAAAATCTCCTCGAAACTTTTCAGATTGACAAGCAATTCCATCAGAACCTATCTGTGTAGCTATGGTTCCTATTTTATCGCCATAACCAATGGGAACATTCGTTGAGGTTAAAGCGATATACGCTAATTTGCTTCCATCGCTAGTGATATTCACGCTTCCGCCAGTAATAGTCGCCTTAGATGAGACTATTTCGCCCTCGAATTTACCGCTCGTAGCATATATCTCGCCAGTAAACTTACCATTCTTCGCTTCGATCGAGCCGTCAGTCAAAACCTTAAAATTCTGGTTCGCAGTCACCAAACCTTCGAGACTGATCTTTTCAGCCTTAATCGAAATCTCCTCTGCTGACTTGTTGATTTCGGAAATAATCTTTTTCTTTTGAACCATTCCTTCTGGCGTAGCACCTACACTGTATGATGTAGATGTCGTATTATCAGTGTAGGTAATAATTGTCCTCGTCCAAAGATATGGCTTTGATGTGTCCGCAGCCGGTATCGACGCAGACCACGTCCCAGTTGGGGTTGTTGTCCCACTAGACGATGCCTGATAAGTCACAGCAGTTGATTTAACACCTTTCCCGGTTGCACCGGTATCACCCTTCGCTCCGGTAGCTCCCTTATCTCCATACACACCAATAACCTTCTTTGCAGTATCTACCGAAGTATTGTTCGTATATGTGATCGTTTCATAGTTCCAAAGGTACTTGTTTGTTGCTGTCATCGTCGGTACTGTTGTAGACCATGATGTTGGTACTTTGGTATTCGAGGTTGATACAGCATAAAACTCCTCTATCTCCTTAATTCCTATTCCGTCAGTTCCATTCGTGCCGTCACTTCCGTCCTTACCATCGGCTCCTGGATTTCCTCTATCACCATACGCACCTATAATACATGGCATTGATGTACTTACGATCGTTCCATCTGTCAGTTTTACAACCTCATAATTCCACAGATACTTTTTACTTGATGAAACTGACTGCACTGTTGTTGTCCATCCAGCTGTTTTCGCTGTGACACCACTTGAAGCAGATGTCGCCAAATAATAGTTGATAACTTCACTGATACTCTTACCGTCGACACCATCCTTACCATCAGCTCCCGGTGCTCCATCTTCGCCCTTATCTCCTTGGTCGCCTTTCGGTATCACGAAATCAAGAATCATATTCTTGTTGTCTCCAGCATTTTTCACAGAAGCATCTGAACCAGCACCACCTGTTGTCACTGACCCTATTTTGATGCTCACTGTCTGCCCAGATTCAGATCCGTCACCAGAAGATGGATATGGACCCGCAGACACGCTCACTGTATCTGCTTCACAATCATAAGATATTGATGTACTGTTATTACTGATATTGACTATTTTCTTAGATACGGACGCAACTACATAAGTTCCTGTAATCTGCTCTCTTGCCCCTACCTTGTCATTTACATCAAATATATATTGATCGTTACTGTCCAACGAAAAATCGACCGAGTCACTTGCAAAAGACTCTGTTATCTTATCAATTCCACCCTGAATCAAATCCTCATCTGATTCAGCATTGGAATTGTCGTAGATCTCACACATCTCATCCAATCCGGTAAGTGTCTGTGTTCCACTGATATTACCAAGCAAATCGCAGTAAATGTGAATTACTCGTCTATCTTTCAGGTCACCTCGTCCAAGGCATATAACATGATTGATATGCTTGCTATTTCTCTTAATTGTGAAACTTATCTGATCTGTATCAAACTGCTCATCCCGACTATAATCAGTAAGAGGACTTGCCGATAATTCAACAAATCCTCTATTAAATACCATATTCAGTTTTGCATTGTATGCTTTCAGCATCTTTATGATGCCTGTATAACCCTTTATATAACGATTCATCTGATAAGATGATATCTGTATCTTTGAATTCAGAGTGCTTACCTTGAACAGCTCCGAAAGTCCCATCCGGTCGATCAAAAGCTTTAACACTTCGTTCGCTTCTCCAGATACGATCAAATAGTCTTCTCCTTCATCTGGTTGCAGCACTTTAGACTCAAGTATGCCATGCCATGTACGACCTGAGTATGTTACAGTCGTCTCGTCTGTATCAACGCCAACGGAATCTATCACTCCGCCATATTCTTCGCCCTCAAAATAAAGATAATAACCAGTTTTACATACGTTATTATTGATATTTACTTTACATTCAAAATCATTCTCGTCGCTTCCATATGCAAGATCTAATGTATAATCTTTGAGCACATCGATATCTTTTTTGGATTCATTCATATAAATTAAGTCCATCTTGGTATGCTCCTCTCTTCCAACAATGTAATATCAAATATCAGTTTTGACGAAGTAGCTACATCCATTACGCCCGGCGGGATCTTTTGAAATATGTAAGAATCTCTATTTCGCAGATCAAAACAATTCCGCTGACTACCGTCGCTTTCATACAAGATTATTGTCTTTTCTACAGAGTCAATCGTCAGGTACTCGTTTGCTTCAATATCAACATCCACCGAATACATATGTCCTCCAAGCAATATCTCTGGACTTTTGCATGGTCCATAAATACGCATCCGAAAATTTGTATTTACAAAATCCGCATTTTGCAGTTTTTTACCAAGAATATTTGATGTGTAATCATATGGATGATCGTTATTATAGTCTAAGTTTTTACCAACTATCTCCTCATTTGAATTGAATGTAATAATCGTTTCTTTTATCCATTGCGGATAATCCGTCTGAATCGTCAACGTATTCTTCATGTATCGCTTATTATAGGTGTATTTTGACGCCTTACATCCTGTGACATAACACCGCATATAGTAATCGCCAATATAGAGTTTTCCATGTTTTCTGGCAACTACATCCTTTTCACACACCTCAAACAAACGATTTCTACTTTCTGTGCCCTCGTCATCATTTCTACATGCAAAAACGACTGGCAACGACTTCTTGACAATTCCCATCTTAAATGACGATATTTTGTCATTCATGCTTGTAGCTGTCCATGCGAAATCATGCAGATCGTTCTCGTTGATATAGATGCCATTCGCACCAAATTCAATTACCTCGTTCATATGATTGACATATCGTGCTATTTCTATCAAGTTGCCGTCACCTCTTTTACCATTCTTGCAAATTCTCTCTTATCAACTTTCATATTCACGGATTCCATACCCTCAAGTATCAGATCCGGAAGCCGCTCTAACAGCTCATATATAAGCTCAAGCAGTGCATTGTCATTTTTGCTTCCAGATGATGACTGACCATAATCTAACGCATTCTTCATATCCTGCGCTACTCGCGAAATCCACATACGGTTTTGGTGCAGCGGTACAACGGCTTCCGCTCCGTCACCTTCCAGAAGTGCAATCTCACCTTTCTCAACAACACCGCCTTTTGCATGCTTTCTAGCTGTAAAACTTCCTGTATTTCCAGAGCCTGTTGCTTGCGCCGCTTTATTTGCAATATTCTGAGCCACACCACCAACATTTATATTCAGTGTGAAAATACTCTTTACAAATTCTTTTGTCCACGCAGCTATATCCGGGGCAATTGCTTTCATACCTTCCCACAATTTATTCATAAGCCGTTTTCCTGCTTCCCACATTTCACCAAGGCACTGACCTATAGCGGATACAATGCCTGTAATAATCTGCGGTACCTTACCTGCAATGCTTACTATAATCTGTGGTAAATTAGTTACAAGCGCCATAAAAAGCTCAACGCCTGCGGCAATAATATCATCAATATGATCTAGCAATGCACCTGTAATTCCCTCTATGATCTGTGGCAGTGCCTTACAAATCGTATCGATAATCTGTGGCAATGCATCAATCAGAGCTACAAGTAGCTTAATGCCCGCCTGAATAATCTCATCAATATGTGAAAGCAGCGCCTCAATTATACTCGATATAATCTGTGGCAATACTGCAACAATCGACTGTATAATCTGCGGCAACGCATCAACCAGTGATGTCAATAATTCAATTCCGCACTCGATGATCATAGGTATACAAGATAATATATTTTCGACCATCTGCGTAATAATCCCCGGAAGCTCCTGAAGCAACTGCGGTACCGCCTGCAAAATTCCATTCGCTAAACCTAACAGTAACTGAATGCCAGTTTGCACAATCTGTGGCACGTTCTGAATCAATGTTGATGCAAGTTGACTTACAATTGTAATTGCTGTCGATAAAATAGTCGGAATGCCATTTGTAAGTCCCTGTGCCAAGCTCTGTATCAACTCAATACCTGCATCGAGTATATCTGGCAATGCCTCTACAAGTCCTGATACAATCGCTCCTGCTATCGTAACAGCCGCTTCGATGATCAGTGGCAGATTGTCCACTATCACCTCAATCAGCTGATTGATAATGTCCTTAAAGCATGGTATCAGCTCTGGAACAGCCTTGAGCAATCCATCCAGCAACGCCCGGATCATGCTTGTGCCTGCTTTGATCATACTCGGCAGGGTTGTCGATACGATATTCGGTACCGTCTTGGCAATAACCGGCGCAAGCTTCTCTACGAGCGTACCAACGCCCTTCAAGGCAATTTCCACTCGTGGCAGAATATTATTACCGGCAGTCGTAACGGATTCTACAAAATTATTGACAAGTACATCGAAATCCTGTGTATCATCAGCGATTCCAACGACAAGATTCTGCCATGCCGCCTTCGTCATGTTCACAGATCCCTGAATTGTTGTTGCCGCTTCCTTTGCCGTAGTGCCTGTGATACCCATTTCTGTCTGCACAACATGAATCGCATCTACGATATCCGCATATGATGATAGATCAAACTTCTGTCCTGATAGCTTCTCCGCATCTTCCAAAAGTCGTTGCATCTCTTCTTTGGTACCGCCATATCCCAACTTGAGATTATCGAGCATCGTGTAGTTCTGCTTGGCGAATCCCTGGTATGCATTCTGGATAGATTCCATTGAGGTACCCATCTTATTTGCATTATCGGACATGTCCGTGATTGCTACATTCGCCTTTTCAGCTGCTGCCTTTGTATCTCCATCCAAGCTCTGTAACAATGACGCCGAAAAGCCTGTGACAGTTTCCATATATTCATTTGCAGACAATCCAGCCGTCTGATATGCGTTTGCAGCATATTTCTGTACTTCACTTGCCGAATCCTTGAACAATGTCTCGACACCGCCGACAAGCTGCTCATAATCCGAATATGCCGTCACAGCACTCTTCACAAGTGCCGCCGTTGCTGTTGCTGCTGCCGTTGCCGCCGCAGCGCCCCACTTTGCAAATGTTCCAATGCCCTTCAGAAGAGCTTGTCCTACGCCGGATGCCTTACCCGCAACAGAATCTAAACCATCCTCAGTTTCTGCCTGACCTTTGAGTGCAATTCGTCCAAAGATCTTAAATAATTCCATCGCATTCTCCTTATACCAATTCAATGCCGAATGCATTCATTGAATTTTCCACCATCGCTTTGATCTCTTCGTCGGATAGTGATTTCTGAGATGATGCCTGAGCATGTACACGATTTACGAAATCCTCATAGGATTCTCCCTGCACCTTGTTCAAGAAGAACTCCCATAGAACATCCTCTTCGGTATCCTTGTTCGTCCGCTTCACAATTGAATCCACGAACTCTACCAAGCGATCTGTCGCAATCATCTCATCCATCAATAAAAAAGGACTTGCATATCGCTTGAATAGCAAGTCCCAAAACTCTAAATCACCTACCCGATAGATTTCAAAGCAACCTTGAAAAAATCTGCGAATCCACTCTGTTTGACCACATCCATAATCATCGTAAGGAACATTCCTGGATTCATATCTTCCAGTTCCTTTACTGTCATACCTGACAGATTCGAGAGAAGCTGATAGATGTATTTCTCAGCATTCGGAAGATTCTCCAGAATAACATCGCCAATCTCAAATGCAATGCCCATACCGAGCTCTTCTACATCCTTCATAGTGATCTTCTGATTCTGCATAGATTTTTCTATCAAACGTTTTGCTTCATCCGATGAAAAGCAATCAGAAAACTTGCTGATTTTAATACATGAAATAATCTTCATCATTGGGAAGATGTCTTTCGAATTCAATGCTCGCAATGTATACGGCTTTTTCTCTTCCTGTACAGCTTCCTCTACTGTTCCCTGCATTACTTCTGTTTCTGTTGTCATTTCCTTTTCCATAGTTACTTATCCTCCTAATATTCGGTATTACGCTGCATCATCCAGCAACTGATCAACTGTATTACTCTCAACAACTTCCTTCGGCATATAGATATGATACGGAAGCACATTCGTCATAGCGCCTGCCTTGAGCTCAGCATAGCAATCGAAAGTCGTTGGAATTGTTGATGCTTCTTTGTTCTTCGTATCTGCTGACAAGCCAGATGTACAAAGCGCATAATCAAATAATACGATCACAGGTGTTCCGTTCGTCTTGTATCCGACGCATGCAAAATTCTCGACATAATCGCTGTCTTCGATTGTTGCCTTGGATTCAATCACATCCATAGTTTCATCTACCGACGTTCCTTCCTGTCCGATTGTTGTTGCCTTCAACCATTCTTTTGTAAGCTCGACCATGTTCGTCTCAACCTTTGCCGTCTCGCCAACTTTCTGCACAAGTCCCTTCGCATTAACAAGCACACCATCCACCGAGATATTTGTAATCTCTGGAGCAATCGTGAACTTTGTACCGCCGGATGTAGCACCAAGCAAAGTACCTGTCCAGAGCTTCTTGCTTGTGTCATACTTAAAGTTTTTGTACAGCACACACGCATTCAACAGTATCCGTTTCGGCGTATCCGCTGTTACACCAGATACACACAATTCTCTCCATGTGTTTTCTGCCATTTATATCACCTTCCATTCCTTTATACTCAAATTTATCTGAATTCTCTTCAATGTCCCATCTCCGGTCGGTACCGAAAATGCATTTGAATAAAAAACAGCCACACACGAACCATCCTGATTCATGCGTGACTGTGGTAAGAATCTCTCTATTGTTTCTTTGTCCTGCTCAAATAGAATCGGATTCCCACGTGTCCATCCATTCAATATAAATGTTGTCCCCTGACTTCCATCCTCTTCCTTTGTCGGAGAATCATCTTCCATGTACTCACCAACATAATATCGGTCTGGTATTTCGCCAACCCATTCTCCGAATTGGTATGGAATCCCGCTGGACTTCATTAGTTCACCAACATAATTTAATGCTACTATACTCATTATTTCAACTCTCCAAATATTTCATTTGCACGATTCTGAATTGCACCATTCGTAGCCTTGAAGGCTTTTTCAAGCGGTCTGTTCGGTGTCTTACCATGTGTGAAGTGTCCATTTCCCTTCTTATCCTCATAATACCAGCCGCCTTTACGCCCATTACCATTCACGGCATATTCGCCAGTACCGAACTCTTCCCAGATGGCATTTTCTTCTGGAGATCCAACTGTTGCTTCTAATTCAGATTCATCGACTACATAAGTGTATGAACCTCTTGTCTCTCCGGTATCCACTCTGGATGCATTGTGTACAGCCGTCTGCACTTCTCCTGCCGCTTCTTCAAGAAATGCAATCGCTTTTTCTCTAATCGCTTTCTTGATCTGTATGGAATTATTCGTAAACTCTACCTCGGACATATTACTGACCTCCTGTGTATTTCAGATAGATTTCCAACTGCTCATGCAGCTCCATCGGATCATCAATCACCATGATGTCATACACCTTTCCATTGATCACCATACGGCTGTTCTCCGCCTTGATGTGGCTGTCGAGCTTCTTATAGTCTGCAAGGAACACGTGCGTAGATTCCTGAATCTTAGCATTGTATGTTGTGTACTTGCTGTCTCCTGTCGATAGATCAAGATACCCTGTTATATCATCCACAGTCTCCCATGTCTTATCGCATGAACCGATGATATTCGTCTCTGTCTTACAGAGCTGAATCTGACCGGTTATATTTCCGCCAATCATCTAATCACCATCCATTTAAAATCTCGCTTTCATATACGGCTTCAGGAATCCAAGAAGTGACTTTGGGTATCCCATAAGCGAATTATCGCCATCCATGTTGAAATACGTCACAGAATGTCGGCTAAGTGTCTCCGACTGAATACCGACCTTGTCCCGGTTCTCGATATCCCATTTCAGCATATTGGCTACACCGAGCTTCACATCCATAGGATATTTGACCTTCGTTACAAGTACACATATTTCATCCGAAAGTGGCTCATCAAAATCCATATGTGCATTGTCCATATCAATGCCCTTAATCACATACAATCCATCGTTATACAACGATTCCGATATTTGTACGGTGTCACCCTCTGCAAACAGATTCGATGCACCCTGTAGCACTCCGCTCTTGACCTCTGCATTAAATCGTCTGTTTCTGTCTTGGAAGTTGTTATTTGTATACTTCCGTATAAGGAGCTCCAGCGCCTGAAGCTTTGCTTCAAGCACCGAATCCTTTGCAGTAATATCGATATATGATTTCAACTCTTCAACGGTCATAATCATATGATCACCGCCTTACTGCTGCTCTGTGACAGTATATCCGTCGTGTTCCTTAAACCAAGATGCCATGCGCTCGCTCTCGATCACTGCCTGTCCGTTTGCGAACTGGACGCCACCGGCACCAACTCCGCAATAAGCAGGCGCATTGTTAACGACTACAAGCCACTTTACAGCCTTTGTCTCTTCTGCCTTTGTCTCTGTCTTTGCTGGCATATTTATCACCTATCCTCTCTGCTTACGCAATCTTGATGTTACGAAGTACACCTGCATGCTGTGTATTCTTCAACACGGTTGCAGCGATCATCTCGACCTCTGCGTCCTTTACTGTTCCCGGCTTGCTGAAATCAGGCAGGTACTTGTTGATAACCGAACCACCATTCAAGCTGATGCCATGGAAACCATCGTTCACATCGAACTTGACTGTATAGATGTCTGTCAGTCCTGTTGTTGCTGTCTCTGCTGATCCGATCTTTCTGCTGATTCCCTTCTTTACAACCGAATTTGCGGTCGCATCGCTTCCGCTCACAGTATAATGATTCTGCATGTCAACGAACTTGACACCATCCAGCGTTGTAATACGCTTTCCGAATGCTTCTTCGCTCTCTGTCTTATAGCCGAGCACACGAGCAACAGTCTGGATCTTTGTAATCATCTCTGTGTTCGTAAGAACAGCATCTGCAGCGGTTGTCTGGATCAGAAGCGAAAGTGCTTCATAGAACTCGTCCGCATTTGCCTTGATCTTGTCAATTGTAGACAAGTCAATGGACTTGGATGCTCCATACTCTGTTGCTGTTCCTGCAAGCATAGAATCCAGTCCCTGAAATTCTGGATGATCTGTGGATGCAGTTGTAGTTGCATCACCATTGATCAGTGTATAGTGGAATAGAGAAACAATCGCCTTGATATGTTCCTCAATCTGGTATGCAAGGTTGTCGAAGTTTCCTGCCACCATATTAAGCACTCTGTCCATCTGTACAGCGCCGCCCATAATAGCAAGGTTTGCTTCGCACTCCTGCTTTGTAGCTACAGAGTTTGTATAAGAACCGCCAAGCTTACGGAATTCTGCTGTAGCTGGAAGCACCTTTCTAAGATACTTGTATTTCATTGTTGAGCCACCGCCTGATGCAGATACACAATCGTCAAACGGAAGCATCTGGAGCACGGTAGACTGTCTCAGGAAGATATCCACGATCTGTGAGAATACCTTATCGCTCATACCCTTCTTCATTTCTTCTAATGTCATTGCCATAGTATTTCACCTTTCCTTTCTTAGCCGTTCGTTGCGGCTTCATACTGCTGTTTCAGCGCTTCTGCTAAATCCTTAGGCTCTGCAGAACCGCCAGCCGGATCTCCCTTGTCCAGCTTATTCTCAATAATCTGTCGACTTCCACCTTCAGAACTCTCAAAGTGTGTTGGGAACTGCGTCTTGAGAGTAGTGAGCATATCATCCCATCCTTTGATGTTGCCATCATCGTCGATTTTGAGCTCTTCGCCCTTCTCTTTCAGCATCTCCTTGATCTTGAAGGTCATATAATCGGTATCATCCGTCTTGGCTGATAACAAAGCGACTTTCAAAGCGGAGCTGACCTTTGTCTCTTCCAGTTCCTGCTGCAAGCGGGCATTCTCCGTCTCATACGTTGAAATCTTCTGCTGCATACCTTCATCACCCTTGGAAGCCTTCTTCAGTTCTTCAATGAGCTTATTTGCGTTGCCAATCTCCGTGTCTTTGCCGTTGATCAGACCATTCAATCTCTCGGTTTCGGAATCATACTTCTCTTTACTGATGTAATTTCCTTCCGACAGATCCGCAAATCGAACATGCTTGAGCTTGTCCTCTTCCTTCGAGTTCTGCTCATCAATCTTCGCCTGCACCTGTTTGTACAGTTCTTCTCCTAACACATCTTTCAGTTCCATAGTTTCCATCCTTTCTTGACTTTAATCGCAGTCACGCATGGCAGTTATCACTCTTGCCGGAGTAAGTATTCGTCACAGTTTAATCGCCTTAAGCCGATTTTGGGCATAAAAAAAGACCACGTTTTAATCATGGTCTAAATTACATAATTATTTTGTTACACAGAAAAAGCACCCTGCTACTGCTGAGTGCTTTCGTCTAATTTACCTTTGAACTAATATAGTTCTCATATTCTTCTGGTATTCCAATATCATATTTTTTGTAATAGTGTAAGAAATCAGCTGGAAATGTAAAATCCCCATCTTCGTATATTCCTGCTTGCGGTATTTCTTCCCCATCAAATATATCTTCGGTAGACATAGGCGCAACAGCCGAAATAGAAAGACTTTCCAGATATTTTAATATCTTATCTCTGCTAATATGATTTTTGATTTTCTTATAATCATCAAAATCATCTTCGCATTTTCCATATTTCATTCCTTTGAAAAATCCAAAAAATGTCATATTATCACCGCTTTCCTTGTGGCTTAAATGTTTTCATTGTTCCACTTCCGTCATAACCTACTTTGAAATGTCCGTCCTCATAAACATACAGCACATCTGTAGGAGCTTCTACCTCAACGCCTAGCGAATTAGCAAGCTGTTGAGCAAATCCATCATCCGATGCACCTGTACTGCATGATAACATTCGTACTTTTTGACCATTGTACTTTTCATTATGAGAAATAACTCTGGCCACATCTCTTGCAGACATATTTTTTCCTTTTTCCCCATATTCTATATAATCAGGGCTTCCATGCGCTGCAAAATCAAAATAACCGCTTTTTGCAGGTATCTTATCAAGTACCTTTCTCTCGTATGGAGTTATCATTTTATTGATATCTGCTAATGTTATTGTACCATTTTCCACGCTATTTGCAAGGTATTTCTTATTTAGCCACTCATTCATAGCTACACCTAATTCATTAGGCTTTCCGAGCTGGCTGTTGGCAAATACTTCTGCAAAAAACTCTGCCTTACTTGTCTTTCCATATTCTGATATATTTGCGTCCAAATCAAATACAGGATTGTTTCTTTTCGCAATTGCAATTATTTCATCATAACAATTATTTTGAACAGTTTTTTGAACATCTGCATACCACTTATATTTTGCCTTGTCCGTTTTTGCACTTTTATTTACAAAGGCAAACATATCTGAATTTTTCCAACCAAGAGACTCCATATATTCCTTCTTGATAACATTCTGTAACATATGTCCATATTCATGAGTTACCGTAGCTATGGAGGCTTCTTCGTTTGTACGTGAAAAAGGCATCGAATATCCGCTATCCATATCTTTGATTTCCTTCTTTATCAAGGAATCTCTATCCGAATAACGTTTTTTATTCAGAACCAAATATTGACTTGCTGGCGTTAATCTACTGCTATTCACATTTCCGGCGAAATTACCTACGTCTACATCAATATCTACAAAATCGGATTTATGTATTACACCGAATTTGCTTTCCAGACGGATCAGCTGATTTGTATTATCCACAATCAGTCTTTCGTCCATGGAATCTATGTTGCAGTTTCTAAAGCCAACTCTATTCTTCAATGCAGTTTTAGCTTCTTCTGCATTCTTAACAAGCGTCTCTTTCGACTTATACATCGGATTGTTATCCAACAACAGCTTATACTTCTCATATTCCTTGTCTGTCATGGAATTAAGCATCTTCTCGAAGTTCTTGCCATATTTCTTCTCCATTGCCGTAACGTGCTGCATATATTCGATATTCTCATCGGACCAGTATACCTTCTTCCACTCCGCATACTCTTCCGGAGATTCGAAAGCGACTGTTTCCTTCGAGAAGTTATCCATCTTCACAATACCGCAGTTAAGCGCCCATCTCGCTCTCTGATCAAGGCAACATCTGCAATTACAATCCTGTGATGGATCACCAAACAATCCCGGAGCTTCTGCCTTATATCCGGCAATCTCAAACATCTCGCCGACTTCTCGTATCTGTCCATCCAGCTCTCGGTGTTCGGATCTGGTTCTTCCGTCGAGAACTGCATTCCATTGTTTCACGACCTCTGCACCACGATCAATTGCTCTCTTTTGTGCGTCTAATGCGGCACGATTCTGTATGCGGTGTCCTTCTGTCCGGGCAATCCGGATTGAATTGTTATATGCCTTCTGAAACGGCGTATGCTTCATATTCCGTGCAAGGTTCGATGCAATGTTGCTCCATGTCATGCCCTGCGCAATTCCTCTTGATACTTCCTGTCGCACTGCTTTCTTGATTGCCTTTACATCTTCACCCATTCGGTCATACAGAGATGTAGAAAGCTGAGAGTCAAGTACCACTGCCCTTGTCACAGCTTCTTGGTCTATCGGCATCACAAGCGGGATTCCCTGCCCTTGCATATCATACATAGAGCCGAGATATCCATCTTGATAACTCCGTGTCAGATAATCGGATACAGTTGCATATGAATCTGATTGCAGATTTGTAAGTGCTCCTTCCAACTGCGCCTTGATTGCTTCCTGATATTGCTTCTGATATATGATTGACTTTAAATTCTCTGGTTCAAGATCTGCCCGCATTGATAACTCCTGTATCTTTGCTTCACAATCTCTTAGAGCCTGCTCATATACACTTTTTAACTGTGCAATAACCTCTTCTTCACTATTCAGCTGTGCTTGTAGAACTTCCTTCTGTCGCTTGTTCACTCGTCACAACTCCATCCAATAGCCGCTTGGCATCCGCTGTATCTTTTTCTGCGTCCTGCGGCAGCTTGTCCTTGATCTCTTCATAGTCAATATCTAACTCATCACAAATAGCCTTGATAATCGTCTCATCATCTAATGTATCCGCTAAAGACATGATCGTGTTGATTACAACCTGATGTGCCTGCGCTTCCGTAAGCTTGATCTGTGCATTCTCCTGAGCATTGCTCATAATCACATGCTCAAACTTGAAATACACATCGGAATCCTGATAACCCTTCTTCTCTGTCTTATTGATCTCTTCAATTACAATCCGCACAAGGTGCCGGAGCAGCTTCTTCAACCGGATCTCCAGCTTGTTACACTGCAGTTCCAAGAGCGAATATGCCGCCTTGATTGCAATGTTGGTCGTTGCTGACGTATCTTTCAATCCGGCTGTATTCAGTCCCATACCGAAGCGGTAGATGTTCTTCTCATCAAGCTCCATCTTCTCTTTACGTGCCTGATACGGCACATCAACTGTCTTGATGTCGACATCGCCATTCTCTCCTGTGCCGATAATCTTCTTAGTCTTGAGATTCGTCTGCAACTCATCCATATTGTCGCCTTCGTATCCCTTGACCACATGCAAAGGCGTGTCGAAATCAATCAGGTTATTTGACAGACTCGATGCCATCAGATCATAGTCATCAATCAGCGGCTTTATCGGTCGCAGAGACGAATGCTGCTTCTTGTTATTATCAAGCCGGAAGAACGGAATAAATCCGAGCGATTCATAATATGTATCATCTTCCTTCCCGCCACTCTTCTTGTACAAGATATGCGGTCTTGGGTTGATCTCCACGGAATCATCCAGCATGAGTGCACCATCGTCAACCATCACATAGTATGTCGTGTCTTTCTCACTCCATACCTGCACACGTGTTATAACCTTGTGTCCTTTATCTATACGGTCCGTATAGTAGTAAATCACATAGGCACATCCATCGTCCGTGTCTTTCTCACGTACTTCGATAACGCCCATGGAATCAGCTGTCGCAAATGCATATCTGTCATTCGCATCTTTATATGCATATATATACGAAAATCCCTTTACCTTGCAGTCTGTGATGCACTCCGCCAGCTCATCCATGAAAATATCATTGTTATTAAAATACTTATCCATATGCTTCTGGAGCTCCGGATCGTCTGATAATACAATGCGCTCTCCGTTTCGATTGCCAGACAATATGTACTGCGTCGCTTGATCTACAAGCTCCGTAAAGAAGAGATGCGGTATCTTCACATTGCTCCGTGTCTTATCTTCAACCAGATTGCCATCTGCATTGTAATAAAATAAGCGGTACTGCTTGATGTCATTATCGCCGTCATAATACCGCTCACCGACCTTTGCAAACCGCTTCTTCTCGCTCGTCTTATCATCGTCTATGAACTTTTTAATCTCATCTACTGTAAGCACATTCTTTGCCCTTTCTAACTAAAAAATCCATGATTGACGCTTACGCCATCCTTCGATGCCATATCGAAGTGCCGCCATCGCATCATCCATGATTGGAACCGGCTCGTCAATATACTCGCCTGTTCGTTCGTCCTTTTTCCATTTCCATTGCTGCAACTCCTTAATTGTATTTACACAATGAGGGGCAACATATATTCTTCGTCGTATAATGTGGTTCTTATCGACCACACCCTTGAGCCAGTCTATCTGAGCTTTGACAGATCCGGCGGAACCGCCCTTATCAACGCCCTTGGCACGATAGCCAGCGCCCTTCCATGTCTTGATTCTGTCCGGCTCTGCGGAATCGCACCACATAGGCTTATTCGTCGGTATAGCATGCTGAATCGCCAGCGGGATGATCTCTGCTGTTTCCTTCTCATGCACATATATCTCATCGAGAATGTATATATCATCATCCTTGATACCCAGAAGCAAGATAGCGTTCGCATGATTGAAACCGAAGTCCTGACCGATTGCGATATCATCATAATCATTCAGATTCTGCGATACATCTGCGATTTCCCAGTTATGAAGAATCAAGCCGCCTATCTCGCCCCATTCGCCAAGACCATATATCTTGTAGCCTTCAGGATCTACTTCTTTTCTACGCATCATACGCCGATGATACGCCGCATCAATAAAGCGGTTACCAAGATATGTACTATGGTGTGTCAGCACGTCCGGATCATATCTGTCAAAATAGACCTTCTTTATCCAATGATTCTTATTCACCGGGTTGAAGGTCATTCTAAGCTGGTAGAACTGTCCGGGCGGCAATTCTCCACGCAATCTATCATCTATAATTTCCACATCTGCCTGCGTCAGCTCTGTTGCTTCTTCGCACCACACATCTGTGAGCTTTCCCTTCTGGAATGTGATTGACTTAAGCTTCTCTCGTTGCTTATCATCATTCATTCCACGGAATATAATGCGGTTGCCATTCGCCCGACATTCAAGCGACAACGGCGATGTGGTCATCTTCCAATATCGCTCCGCCTTGTCTCCAAACATCCGATACACGGCACCTGTGAGCTCTGCATAGGTGCTGTCTCTGTTTGTGATATCTGACTTACGGACACACACAAGGTTCCTGCCCTTGTCCTTCATTAGCCGGAGAATGTAGTTCTGCGCTGTGTCAACGCTCTTTCCTGAACCGGCAGAGCCTTTCATCACAATATATCGCTTCGTGCTTCGGTCTACCTCCCGGAAACACGGATTTGCCTTTATATTCAGATTCAATCGGCATCACCGCCGGTATCTTCTTCATCTCCATAATCGATAGTCACATTCAATTCCATATCGACTTTCTCTTCCACCTTCTCGGTGTACAATCCATATCGCTTGCCCAGAAGCTCCGCCGCCTTCAGCTTGTCCTTCTCAGATGGCTCTTTCTCCATCTTCCGAGCCTTTGTGCTTCCATCGCCCAAGCCTTCAATCACAATCTCTGTCGATTTGCTCTGTCCACGAAGCACGGATGTAAGATACTTAAGTACCTCATCCTGATTGGCAATCAGTGCCGCTTCTTTCTCCGCCATCCGGTTTTCTATATATTCTCTGATTACAAGTTTTGACAAGTTTTCAGTTCCGATTCTATTTGCCGTTTTCTTCGAATACCCTGCTCTGATAGCTGCTTGTGTGGCATTCAGATCAATCAGGTATTCATCACAGAATCTCTGCTGTTTGGCTGTAAGCTTAGCCATCACAATCACCATCCTTTACAATATCCATCCAAACAAAAAGCCTACCGCACCGGAGGATATGATCAGCTAAAGAGTACGGCAGGCATAAAGCAAAAGGAACCATGCAAAATGCACGATGCCTTCAACTTCCATTTATAATACATTAACTATAACACAGATATCTCGTCTCATGTTATACAAATAAGTCAAAAAACTTACAACTTTTTCACAATCTTTATACTGATTTTAGGTGTATGCAATCAAACTATACCCTCTTTTGATGCATGACACCACATCATCAAGCAGATTTTCGTCAACAATACCCTCCAGCATATCCGCTACATCCTCTGCTACATAATCCACATCGTAGCTGTTAATGCTCCGATCTATGATGTCCGTCACAACCGCCATATCATACGGTACATCCATGCCGGCACTCTTGTATGTTTCAGCATAACTTTCCAATCTGCTCTTTAATCTTTCCGGATCAATCAACTTTCCCATAGATTTTACCACCTGCCTTTACAATCTCGATTGCATCATCCAAATTAACTACAAGCTCTCCGCCCATGCCGTCATTCCCGAACCGTTCGTATGATGCTTCCTCTAACTGCTCCAAAACCTTATCCACATCATAAGCGGTTGGTTGTGTGTCAACAATTCCGACCAACGCAGTCTGCAACACACAAGGATATTCGGCAACTGTCAATATGTTCTTCAATTCATCAGCATCAATCAATCTCATTTTCATCACTCCAATCTAATTTCTGTCCGCACTGATGGCAGTAAACTAAATCACTTCTGATTATTCTTCTTTCGCATACTGGGCATAACCATAATGCTGCACAACCTAAATTTGCAATATATAGCGGTTTCTTAGGAATCTGCTTTTCAAGTGCCTGTATAGCAACATCAACAGCATCGCGCAATACCTTAGAATGTATTTCACCGCCTATTTTTAAATCAAACTGTATTGCTTCTATCGCTTCACTCTCTGTCATATTATTCCTCGCTTTCTTCAATACAAAAATTCCAAAACCACCGAAATGCTTTAAGAATTTGTTCTTTAGTCGTTCCATTGTGTGTTGGCATTTCTAAGAACATTTTTAATGCTTCAATTTTTTCATCTTCTGAATATTTTTCAGAATTTATGTTATGAACTATTGCACAAGCAACTCCTATATTCATTTAATTTCCCTCGCTTTCTGGCTTTTCGCATCGCTCAAACTCAATAACCCAGACCCAAGGGTTTGCATCCCATCCGTAGAAATCAAGATTGGATTTGTTGATGGTACTGTTCCAAAGATTCTGAAAAGCATATTTCTTTTCTTCGCCATTAAGTACATGCGGGTATTCTGTCTCTACGCCCTCTTGCTCAATTTGATTTGTAGTTATCTCCTGCAACCGCTCCACCCTCACATCCGTAACCTTAAGCCAAATGCGGGCGGCTTCCTTTGGCATGTGGATGGAGGGGTGCCAAGCGCCTCTCCATCCTTCAGGTCGCAGATCTCCATCTGCCCTGTAATAATAGATTGGATGTCCCCGAAAATGACCTGCTTCATTGACCGGAAGTCCGCACCATGTTTCTCTAACATAGAGGATATCTCCCAGCTGATATGGGGCTTTGTATGCGGTATTTATCAGTTCTATATCTGTCATATTACAGTATGGCTTGAACATGAATTTCTTTTCTTTCAGAAATTCTTCTGGTACTCCGTTTTTACATTTAGCCGGCAATAGCCCTACAAGCTGTTGTGGTTTAACAATTCTTCTCGTGCAACTCTTTCGTCCGTCCAGAATCGCCCGAACCATCTCTGTATTAAACAATATTTGTTTCATACTCATTCCCCTTTCTCCAACTCCTTATCGTCAAATATGTTGCCGATAACTTCTACTGTGTTTACCGAATCATCCTCATCATTAAAATTCCAATAGATTTCCCACAATGATATATAATTATCGTTTTCACAAGCATATAAAATGTTTTCACACCCTGTAACACGCATAATATTGGCTTGCATTTCTTCCCAATCAATATTTTTTCGATATCCAATTCCAAAACTGCCACATTCAAACTTGATAGTCCCTTTATGCCCTAATAAGTCAACAATATCATTTTCCCAAATCAGCTTGCCGTTCTTATCTTTCAAGCCTGTGCATTGGCAGATTGTGGATGGGTCTATTTCGCTCCACCCGTCTGTTTCGCTACTAGAATAAAATATCGTGGTAGGTTCAAATATTAGATGAACTTCTTTGCCGTACATATCTAAACCTTTTACATACTGTCCTGTAACCCATTCTCCGTTATCAACTCTCTTTGCCTTGAATAAATATCTATCTTCCATATTCTCTCCTTTCAGTCGTACATTCCGAAGTACATTTCGTCTCTGTCGTAACCTTCTCCAAAAATTCGCCAATTTACTCTAAACGCAACAAAAAATTTAATTATTGTAAATCCTATGACAAAATGGTGCCAATCCCAAGCCTCATAATATTCTGCTCCCAAATTTATTCCCCAGCGTTTACCTATTCCAAAAGCAAACGATACATGTCGTTTCTTACTTTTAAACACTATTGTTCCTGGTTCCGATTTAACTTTCCTCATGTTATCTCCTATTCCGCTTCTGATTGAAGCCATTCTTTCCAACATTTAGAGCATTCTGTTTTTTCGGAGCAACAATCACACGGAACATCTGTATACTGTGATGAAATGCCATCTTCTCCGACAATATCTAAAAACTCTGCCAACTCTTCATCCGACATATTCCTTATTCTGTCGGCATTGGTGATTACTTTGCAGTCTGGTATTCCACTCGTGCACCCACCCAAGCCAAGGATTTCGATATGGTCTAAGCAGATATTTGCATTGCTGCACTCGTTACATTTCATTTTGATTACCTCTCAATTCTTCGAAATAGAATTTTACATCGTCAGACACATACTTAACGATTCCAAACCGCTCCGCCACTTGATAAGGTATGCTGTCACGCATAAGCCTTTTATGTATTTCTGAAAGATACTTTCGAAATCCATCGACATCTAAAGTTGCTTTATAGTGGTTGCAGCTCCTACAAGCTGGCATGTAATTTGATATATCATCTTCCCCTCCAATTCTAAGCGGCTTTGCGTGATCTACCTGCATATCCTTATATTCGATCTCGCAACCGCAATAACCGCATCTATGGTTACATTTTTCATATACTAAAAGCCGTATCTTCTTTGGAATCGATTTTCTCTTGTTCATCACTATGCATCATCTCCTCCTTTTCGCCCGCTTTACAGCATCTCGTTTCATATCCAGATAATCGCTCAAAGCATCTTTTTGTTTTCTAATACACTCATTTTTCTTCCGTTGCTCCGTGGCGAATGCTTTATAGCCTTCACACTCGCCATGGCAACCTACCTTTCTGTCCGTACATCCTTTACATGGATATTCACTCACAGCTTCAACCCCTTCCGAAAACGATACTTCCCGCTGTTCTCCGGGAGAGCTTCCAACGTATCAAGCACGCCCTGAACGTGAGCAAGTGCCCTTCCGTGCATGGTTGACGCCCATGAATATGATTTCTTGTTGTCCGCTGCCACATCGTCAAGGTCCTTGCCCTGAATATAGAGCTTGTGCAGCACATTGTACTCCTTGACCGGAATCTGCTGAATCACTTCGCTGATCTCGCTCTTAACATCTCTGAGCCTTGCCACATACTTATCAATATCTCTTGCAGCGTCAATAGCCATTACGACCGAATCTTCCATCTTCTGGTTGGATCCTGACGACTTCACACGCTCTCCATCCGTCTGACCGGACAACGAGCTTGCCAATGTAAGCCACTGCTCCCGTTCGATCATCTTGTTTGTAATCACCGCATCAATCTTCTGTACCTGCTGCAGATAGTTCTTTACTTTCATTTTCTTCAATAACTTCACTCTCCTTTATTTTTGCGCAAAAAAATACCAACCATCGAATAATGATGGTTGGTAGATGCGCTATGCTAATTTAATGTATTTATTTTTGGTTCCACATTTAGGACAAGTACATAAGACTTCCCATTTTACTTTATCATTCTCTCGCCCAATCGCAGTTATATCTGCTCTTACATCAGGAATCATATAAGCAATAACTTGTCCATTTCTTGCTCTTGGAACGTCTCCCCATTCAAAAGTCGCACCACAGTCAAAGCATTTGTCATTTCCTTTCATTTTCATATCCTCCCGTATATTTGATACTCAAATTATACCACTCCAACCATCACTATTCAATTTTCAAAGTTCGACAAATTTCGACGCTACGCAAACATCAACTGTCCATTTGCTTCCTCTGCAACTCTCATATTTGCTGTTCTTCTTGCAACACACATTTCCGGAAGATTTGCCCTCACAAGTGCAGCCGGTATCGGTGGACACACTGCATTGCCGCATCTTCTTACCTGCTCCGTTCTCGGATATGTCTTGCCAGTATAATCATGATCAATAATGTAATCATCTGGAAATCCCTGGCATCCATATAACTCTCGTGGTTCCAACATTCGAAGTCCGATATCCACAATCTGGTAATCAACACCCTCAATCGTTACAAGACCAAACCTATCCTTTGTGGTAACCGTGTCTAATGGTTGTTCAATGTCCTGTCCGGTAGCATCACCATAGTATTTGATCAGAAATGCCCTGACTTCTCCAAAATGCCCTGCAGACGTTGTCACTGTATGTAACGGCTCTCTTTCGTCCTGTCCGATGCATGTCTTATAGAACTTACTGAGAAACGATGTAACCAGTCCGTACCGGTTCGAACCATCAACTGTCATGATCGGATCTTTTATGGTTTGCCCTCGAACTTCTCCCTGCGCTGTTTCAGAATGATACTGGATCAGCGTCGGTGTCATAAGCATATGCTGATTATTCGATGTGATAGTATGTATCGGTTCCCTCATATCGCTTCCGAAATGGTTTTCCCTATTCACCGATAAGTATGGTTCCACTAATAAGTGACTTCCTATGGTTGTTATCGTTCCTAAAGGTTTTTTGATGTCCTGCGCATCATTGTTAAATTTACACTGAATGATAAACGGCTCTGGGTTATCCAGTACAAATTTCTTTAATCCTCTTGCTATCCTTTCCATAGTCTTAGGTGCCAACGGTCTGACCGCCCGTATGCCGTATTTTCCCTTGATTTCCTCGGAAGTATCAAATATGGACGGGCAAGGCAGGCTAAAATCAAGTTGCGTGTATGCTCCAACATAAGGTTTAAGCAACCCTGCCTTGACTTCCTCACTGTCCGCCGGTGCATGTGTAGGCTCTGGCCATACGATTGATTTTCCATCGCAGCGTGCAATCATAAAGAATCTCTTTCGCATTGTTGGAGCTCCATAGTCCGCTGCCACAAGCTCCTTAAATTGCACTTCATACCCTAACTCTTCAAGCTGTCGTACAAACCGTTCAAAGGTCTTGCCCTGCTTGTTCTTAACTGGGTGATGGCGTCGATTTAATGGTCCCCATGTTCTGAACTCTTCTACGTTCTCAAGCATGATCACTCTTGGTCTTACAAGACCTGCCCACCGGCAGGCTACCCACGCAAGACCACGAATATTCTTGTCTTTAGGTTTTCCACCTTTTGCCTTACTGAAGTGCTTGCAGTCCGGCGAAAACCAGGCAAGTCCTACCGGATTTCCTTTACATGCTGCGATCGGATCTACCTGCCACACATCTTCACAATAATGCTTTGTTCTTGGATGGTTAGTTTTGTGCATCTGTATAGCTTTCGGATCATGATTGATGGCTATATCAACGCTGTATCCTGTTGCCATTTCGATGCCTGTCGAAGCTCCGCCACCGCCAGCAAAGTTGTCTACAATAAGCTCTCCATGTATCACTCCATCACCCCCGGCATAAAATCGAACAGCGTCAGCTCGTCCATCTCGTTTTCTGCTGCCTGCAGATATCCAACTCCATCTCGGAAATAATCTGGATTCAACTCACAGCCTTTACCATATCTTCCCATTTTAACCGCCGTCATTGGTACCGTCATAAGTCCGCCGAACGGATCATATACGACATCTTCCGGATTGCTGTATCTGTTGATGATTCGCTCCACAATATCAAGTTGAAGCGGACATACATGCATCTGAGCACGTCTGCGGCTCTGTGTCGTGTTAAGCGTCCGCATCCGGTTGATATCATCCCACACCTCAATCTGGTTCCATGATCCCGGAGCAACCACCATGAATGTTGCCGGCAGTCTGCCGTCCTTATCAAGCTCTTTTGCAAGCTTCACATGCTCTTCATAGTTGTACACGCTCTCTCTGCTGTATTTCCTGTATGCTTTCTGCAGATTATCCACCGATATCTCTTTCAGCTCATCCTTACTGATCAGACGATTGCCCGACGATCTCCAATATCCATGTGCGTCTATCTGCCATTGTGCCCTTGTGTATTCTTCCTTGCTCTTTGATACTGGATCATCTGCATATGCTTTGCTATGATCCGTTGGGAGCTTTCGGAACAATAAGATATATTCCGGGCATCCTACACCCATCTTGGTGCCATCCTTGCACTGTTCAGACCAGCCAAGGCGGTATGTCTGATTATTCTCCCGTACAACATCCGTCACAACGGTGATCATGCCGAAATACATAAAACCATGCTTCATGTAATGCTCGATACAATCCGCATGAAACGGCTCGATCGTCGGCATACCGGTACCTGTCGCATTTCCAAAAAGCACTCTGTCCTTTACATGTACTGCTGCCACTCTGCCAGGCTTCAATACCCTCAGGAGCTCCGGTGTCAGATAGTCCATCTGTTCAAAGAACCGCTCTGTATCCTGATTATGTCCGAAGTCGTTATAATTTGCACTGTACTCGTAGTGATTGCCGAATGGTATCGACGTATGTATCAGATCAACGCTGTTACTTGCCATGACACGTGTCTCTTCCACGCAGTCGCCGTATACCGCTTCATAGTGATTACCTCGCACGGTTCGTTCTTCTCTTGCTCCTTCCACTCCCATCTTCCTTTCCAATCGTTCAGCTTTGTTCGCTGAATTAAGTCCATACTTCTTCACGATCTCAACCATCCGCTGGACCATGTAATTATGATTCTTCCATTTCTCCAGCAATGCTTCCTTGATCTGCCGCTCGTTCTCCATGTAGATAATGTCAATCACAACCGGCTGACTCTGCAAGAATCGGTAACATCTGTGGATTGCTTGAATAAAATCATTGAATTCATAATCAATACCAAGGAATATTTCCCGGTGGCAATACCGCTGGAAATTACACCCCGAGCCGGACAGCGATTTCTTTGTTGCAAACAGCCGTGTCTTTCCATTTGAGAAATCAATTACACGCTGTTCTCTCGTCTCATAATCCAAGGATCCATAGATATCAACCGTCTCTGGCAACGCCTTCTTGATTGCATGGCGTTCACTCTCCAGGTCGTGCCACAACAAGAAATGATCATCCGGCGAAGCATCTACAATCTCCTTCATCTTCTGTACCCGGATGTCTATGCTGTCCCGCTTAACTGCTGCCGCTTCTTTCAATCCTTCTGCCGCTTCCTGAAAGAGCTGCATCTGTCCGTCCCTGTCCGCTGTATCTCCGTAATGAATCGGTATCTCATGCCATCTGACATCAAGCGGTGGCAGATCGTATCCGACATCTGAGTAGTCAGGATTGAGATCAGACGGCTTTGTAACGAACAGCGCCCAACTTGACACCCACAACCAGAATTCATCTTCCATATTCGGATACAGCGTCAGGTTGTTTGCCTTTGTACTATCCCGCTGGAAGAATCTTGTCAGTGCCTGTCCGGTGTCCATGACTTCCAGATATCCGGCATAGTGTATAAGCTCCTTGTACTTATTCGGCGATGGTGTAGCCGTTGCTACGAGCTTATATGGAACGTTCTTGAATTTATCCAAGAATGTCTGATATGTCTTACTTCCAAAGCTCCGGAGTACACTTGCTTCATCCAGTGACGTTGCAGCAAAGTACGATGGATCTATATCACCATCTCTCACTCGCTCATAGTTCGTCAGCACAATCTGACTGTCACACGCCTTGACCTCGTCCATCGTCCGGCAATACTCCGGCTTCTCATATCCAAGCAGTTCCACCGCATCTCTGGTGAACTCCTGCTTCACTCCAAGTGGCAGAACAATCAAAGCTCTGCCGCCGGTATGTTCTGCTGCCAAATGGCAGAACTCTATCTCCTGTACCGTCTTTCCAAGACCGAATGCTTCAAACAATGCCCGTCGTCCGCCCTTAAGTGCCCATGCAACGGCATCTGACTGATGTGGTTTCAATGCCGGATTGATCTTTGAACGATCAACCGCAAATCCGCTGTCTGTTGCAAGGTCGATTTTGCTTTCTAAAAATTCTCTATATGTCATGTCACACCTCACTTGCAACCAGTTCTCTATTGCACAGCTTCTTGATCTGTCTCACTCGTTCAAACGATATACCGCACATTTTCGCTGTATCGGTCATGCCATATCCCTGCAGCATGCACCGCATCGGCTTCTGTGTTCTCGGAGACAACTGATCTACCATATGTTCAAAATCCATCATCGTAATAAGTTCTCCGATACAATCGTGTCTGTCTTCCAGAAACGAATCCCCATAACTGTCACCATCATCATTTACAATCTTGTCGAGTGATACATACTGTGGTTTCTCGACATCTTTCCAGTGAAATGGTGTACGTACTGTCACATCTCCAAATTGAATGTATCTTTCCACATATCTGTTGATATATATACCGATATAATTTCGATTTAAGTGTTCCAGATCCTTGCTTCTGTCAATGGCTTCCACCAGTGCAAGTACACCTTCCTGTATGATGTCATCGTAATTTGGGAATCCATGATATTTATTCAAATGAAAATACACAAGTTTGATATTCTCCATGATCTTCTGATTTCGCAGTTCAATTCTTTCTGCCTTTGTCAAATCCATTCACCTCCTGTTGAAAGAGAGCTTCCATCTCATCAAGCGCAGATACACGCTCCTGTGTCGGTTGTATACTCTTAGGCATATTGCTCTGATATCCTCGTCTCTGTTTCTGCCTGCGCTCATTCACTGCATTTACTACCCATCGAATAATTGCGAGATAATGAGACTTTGTTTTGTAACCTTTCTCTTCAATGTACATATCAAGAAATTCGATTGCATCGTTACGAATATCAGCTCCGTACTTATCTGCGAGCTTGGTGAATTCATCATCCAACAGCATCACATTTCCGAATGGTCCATATGAATGCTTTGCGGGTGCGCCCTCTCTTTCATTTACTTTCATTTCATTTACTTTTATTTTATTTGTGGGGTTTTTACGGGATTTACTCTCATTTTTAACGGATTTATTATGGTTTTTACTGTATTTATCCGAATTTTGGGTGACTTTAATAAAAGAAGCGGTCTCCTCTTCATTCAAAAGCCATATCTCACAATCAACTATGATTTCACGTCTAAGGCTCTTTGCCGCCTCCTGATAGCGTTTCTGTATATTCGGGGAGGTAATGATAGTGTCCGAACTAGCAAGTGTGATCTCAACGATTAGTGACCGACTAGCCAAGAATGTCATTATCTGCTTCATTGAACCCTCGGACAGCCCAAGGGATGCTATCGCTGCATCCTCGCTGTCCTCATTCCATACGATGTAATAACCGTTTTCTCTATATATCTCCGCAAGCAACCATATGTAGAATATCAATCCATCCGATCCGTATCTTGCACTGAGTGCCCGAATCTTTAGGTCTGCGAAGAAATCCGTGTCAAATGGGAAGTACAGCAATCCTTTTTTTTGCGGTCTTGCCATCTGCTCCTTCCTTTCAATCCAGCTATTTAATAATGCTGGTTGCATAATCCTTATAAACATCTTCAAGCATTGTTCGATTACATTCTACGAACTCGCTTCCGGCAAGTTCCTTATACTCTGCCTGAATCTTCTGTCGTGCTCTTCTGACCGATTCTGTTGTTGGAAATCCCAACTCTCGCATATGCAGGAAGAACTGCTGAAGAGGAATCTTATCTACATCTACGCCGTTCTTCTTGCCAATTTCCTTGTACACCATGTAACATAAGCATCCGTCACTGCTCCGAGTCTCTGGATGTTTCTCAAGCATCGCTTTTACAACCTTATGTGTATCTCTGATATTTGCTCCCATCTTGTCACACCTCCCTGATCCGGATGCCGTGTCTGTAGAGCATCAGCTTCCGCTTTATGATGTAATCCTTTGTCCGGAATCCTTTTGTATCCTCTACGACCGTATCTCCGTTGGTATCTATATAAACGAAATCAGCGATATAACTACATGCATGTTCCACGCAAAACTTCTTCATCTTCACAAATCCATTCTTCAATGTGACCGGTCGCAGTTCATATTGCGATGGAATCAGTTCATATTTGACCTGCATCTGCAGATTGCTAATCTCGCCAGTCTGTTCAAGCAAATGAAGCTCCCGGTACCGCCACGCTTCCTTCTTGGAATCAAATGTAATACCATCAACTACCACTTTCCTGCTTCTGTATTTGCTCATGTAACTCCTTTCCCTCTACCGCCACAAAAGCGGTAGAGAATGACTTACAATAAAACAAAGAATACTGTGATATATATATCTTTGTACAATAACCTTATCCAAACAATGCGGCAGCGGCACTGTTGTTCACCTGCTCCGGCGTCGGCATTTCCGCTTCATCCACCTGTGCCCGTTCTTCCTGCTGAGAGTCTTTCGCCTGTTCCTCAAGTGTTTCCGCCTGCTGTGAAGTTTCTGTAGCATCTACATCTGCAACTGGCTCATCTTCTACATATACCTTGGAACCATCCTCTTTGATGTATGCCATGTCGGATTCAAATGCCGACTGCATCTCGATAGACATGATTCCCCACTTGCTGATCAACTGACGGAGCATGGTCTTGTATGCCATTGCGTCGAAGTTCTTATACCAGAAGCTTGAATACATCCACGAATCACGCTGATCGTAATTACCGGCAACATAATCTGCATAAGACACCTTATGCTTCACGCCGTATCTCGTATTGATTGCCGTCATATCTTTGCTGAATGCCTGCGAATATCTGTCAGCATGTGCAAGCATCTGATTTTTGCTCCAGTACATTGACTTTCGAAATCCATTGACAAGTTCAAACATCGCATAATATCCAACCGTCTCCGCTTTCTCTCGTGCATCCCAGTCATTAACCATCAGCTGAATATTTATTTCTTCATTCATCGGATCAAAGCTGACAAACTCACCTTCCTTGATAGCCAGTACAGTAAGCTTTTTATACTGACCGGAGCGGATTGCAAGCTGGATATACCCTTTATATCCCATCTGGAACTGTGCCACCTTCGTACCGGCTTTATTGTCGCTATACGGAACGAGGTAATAATGACCAAGCTGTGGCGATGGGGAAAGCTTCAAGCTCTCTCCCAACAGCGCACCAGACAGGATCGATGGCTTCGTACATTCTGCAAGAGCAGGATTCACGCTGACTGCCGATACTACGCCGGAGATAAAGCGCTGCACATTTCCCTTACCAAGTGCCTGCTCAATATTCGCTTTGATATCCATACGATTCAAGAACCCGGTCATCGTCGTGTCCTGAATCGGATTCTGCTCACTCTTAACCAAACTATTATGTACCATCTTATTTGTCTCCCTTCTTTACAATCGCATCTAAAGAATCTAAAATTAGCTGATTCAAAATCTCATCCAATCCGATTTTCTTATCCGTCTCTGCATTTTCCTTTTTCTCCTGCTTGCAAGATATATACGAAAACGCATCTGCTGTCGCAAGAACAGCACCGTATTTGATTTCTGCCTCTTCCTTTGAATAGTTCTTGTATAGTACCTTCTTAAATGCACAAAGGATCTTTGCAATTTCGATTGCACATGTATCTTCTGCGCCGTAAATTGATACTACGTTGTCCTCTACTTTTACCATTTTTCATATCCTCCTAAATCGCTCTAAACTCTATATTTCTGCTCTGGAAGAACTCTTTCAGGGCAAGTGCATCTTCGGTTGTAAGAAGTGCCGCAAACCGCACTTCCATCTTCTGCGGCTCTGTGCGTTCTGGCTCCTGCTGTTCCGGCACCGGCTCAGGAATAATAACCGGCGTTTCGTGCATCTTCTTATCTTCCGCTTCCTTGGCACGCCGCTCTTCTTCCGCCTTCTTCCGTGCTTCTGCTTCCGCTTTCTTCTTGGCAATTTCAGACATCCGCTGTGCCTCTGCAATTGACTTGTGCATGTCTAAAGTCTCTTTATATACTGAAACCGCTTCAAACGCATATTCTGAAAGCCGATTCAACGTCAGAAGATCTGTGCTGATCTGATACATACGTTCCCGCATCTTCTCTTCGATAGATTTCATCGATACAGATGCATTCAGCCACTTCTCATCCCAGATCATCTCCAGCTTTACAAATGCCTGAAATCCAATTGTCTCAAAGAGTGCTTCAATCTCCTTCCGCTTCTCTTCCTTCAACGTCTGCTCATATTCTTTGATCTGCTTATCAATCAACTGTACCGGCTCATTCACAATATCCGTGAGTTCACGAATTTTCCGTTCGAATTCATCGTATGGCTTCAAACAATCCTTTTTGATACGGATTCTCTCATCTGACATAGCCTTAATAAGCTTATTCAATGCCGCTCTGTCTGCTTTTGAATCCTTAATCTGATCACTACCTGTATATACCAGATTCTTATACATCTCTACCTTGCTTGTGATCTCTGCTTTCAATTCTTCATAGTTAAACTGAATTACCTCCGGAAATGTAACCGGTTCTACTCTTAACTCCATTCATATCCTCCTAACTTAATACCAGCTCATATTGAGCATCCTTACCTACCGAGAGCAGGGACTTGATACGTTCGCTCTCCCGCTGATCCTTCAACTTCTGCTCTGTGCATTCCTCACATCGCTCCTGTGGATCCAGATGTGCACCACAGGTCGGACAGATATAACCATACATGGCATCCTCCTATATCTCCGGCAGCACCAACGGCGGAGCCTTCATGTTCTCTACGCATGTCCAGAACTTCCGCTCTTCATCCGCCAGATATTCAATATCCGCTTCCACATCAGATCTCTCGATGTGATAATGTCTGGTCTGCAAATACACCGTTCCATCTGAGAACACTGATTTGAGCTGCGCTTTCAGCTCCACAAACTCAAACTCTGTCACCATCAGATAATGCAAGATCTGTATGTAATAGTTCTCCGGCAAACGATGATCCCACTTCTCTTTCTGACGAGACTGCAGGATATTTGTAGTTTTACACTCCCATACACCCATACGGCCAGCTTCATCCTTGAGCCATCCATCCAGAGATGCATGTGCGAACGGATATGCGTCATTTGTCCACATGTTATTTTCCTCGTAGAACATCTCATACTGCGGATAGTCCATCTTGAACAGTTCCCGGAGATACTTCTCTGCTTCGGTGCCATACTTCACATACGGCTTGTCCGAGATATCCTCCGGCATCAGATGAAATGCCTTATCCTTCCAGAGTTCCACATTCGTCTTGTATGGATTCTTACCGAGTATTGCAGATGCATCTGATCCGCCGATCTTCGTTCTGTGCTTCAACCAATCTTCACGATTTGGAAGCACCTGCATCGTAACCATTGATTCACGCTCCCTTCCGTGTTATACTTCTTATCGTGTTATTTGTTATTTGCACCTGCGGGATGCCAGTCCCAAGGGTGCTTTTTTTGTAGATCTCGATTGCATGGTCCATATCATCATTGTTGGCATATTCAATCAGCTCCTTATAGATTACAGCCACAAGCATCATCCAAAAGCCATAGATCATGCCAAGCCATAACAGCACAGCACCTTCTACCATTGCGAATGTTGCCAGCCGGTATGACCATATAATCATGTCGTTACTCATCCTCTTTCTTCCTCTCTGCTTGTCATTACTGATTTTCCGTTGCAAGTGTGCCCCATGCGATCTGTTCCGCTATACGCTTCGGATTGTACGGCGGCACTCTGCGTCCGGCTTTTAAGTCCTTTCTATATTTCAAGAAATCAATAAACGCCAGATAATTCACATATGTCACGCCGCAGCCATCCAGAATTGTGTGTGAGCCATATCTGCCCTTCTTAACGTATTGATCGATCTCTGCGATTCGACTGGTGACCGTCCGGGCAGATACGTTCATCAACCTCTGGATCTGTGCCTTCGACATATACGGTGATGCGCTGATGTACTTAATTGATGTTATCTCCATCGCTTCTCCTTTCCATCAAATTTAATTTGATTCTTTAGGCAAAAAAAATATAATCAATCGGCATATGATACAGTTCCGATAATTTTAATGCCTGCGAAATCTTTGGTTCAGATGTTCCCTTCTCCCAGCTTACAATCGTTTGTTTTCCGACATTCAAGGCTTTCGCGACATCTTCTTGAGACAGTCCGGCATTAACCCTTGCGGCAGCAAGACTGATTCTCAACTTCTTTTCCATCCGTTTGCCTCCTTTCTTCATTTTGTACCTCAATTCTAAATCAAATTTAATTTGATGTCAATACTAAAATAAATTTTTTTTTGATTTTTGGTTGCTATTTATCAAATTGTATTGTATTATGTAGTTACTAAATACAGGAGGTATTTACATATGTCGGATGAAGAACAAAAAAGTGTATTTTCTAGAAATTTGAATAAATATATATCTTCATGTGGAAAATCACAAAAAGAAATTGCCGATGCCATTGGGGTATCTCCACAAACATTTAATACATGGTGTCAAGGCATCGCAATACCAAGAATGGGTAAGGTTCAATTATTATCTGATTATTTCGGAATCAACAAATCCGATTTAATTGAAGATAAAAGAGAAGCTTCATACTATTTGGACCCTGAAACAGCAAAGAAGGCACAGGAGATCTTCGAGAACAAAGAACTCTCACTTCTCTTCGATGCTGCACGTGATGCTTCTCCAGAAGACATCCAAACAGTACATACAATGCTACTTGCATTAAAAAAGAAAGAAAAAGGCGAATAAGTCCGTATTATTGTACCAGCGCTATGATATTATGCTCTTAGTCGCAGGGGGTGATATTACGAACGAAGTATTTGTACACTTAATTGATTTTAAAGGAGCAAACGCAAAGGAAACGGTCACTTCGAACGAAGATGGCAGTTTCTCAATCTTTATCAATTCAAGGCTCAATCAGGAACAGCAGACAGACGCTTACTTGCATGCTCTGTCCCACATCACCCGGTTGGACTTCGAGAATAGAGATGCTTGCGTTGACCACTTAGAATATTATGCACATAATAAAATTTAATAAAGGGGGAATTTCTATTATGAAGAAAAAAATTTTTACAATTATGCTTGCATGCTCTTTGCTCACTGGTTGTGGAGCATCAAAAGAGTCTAATTTAGGATCTTACGATAATAACTCAACAGAAGCAATTACCGAAGCATCCTATATTGCAGACGACACCGAAACAATCGCATCTGATGAAGATGGTGAAACAGAGACAACAACAGAATCTGAAAACGAAACAGCATATGAAATTACCTACACAAATGCTCAAGTTCAAGAATCATATAGTGGTGTAATGGTTGATGTAATCGTCGAAATTGAAAATACAGGTACTTCGGATTTATATTTATCTAACGGAGCGTGTGATCTAGAAGATGAAAATGGTCACTTGGTATCTGCTATGAAAAGTGTACCAACATATCCTAATGTGATTTCTCCCGGAGAAAAAGGTTATATGTCCGACACTATAACGCTTGATAACTATTCTGGCGATTTAAAATTGACTGTTTTACCAAGACCCGATGTTGAAAAAGCATCTATACATAAAACAAGATATGAAATTTCGGATGTAGCAACAAATAATAACGATTGGGATCGAATTGATGTTACAGGAAGACTAACATGCACATCTGATCAGGTAGAATCTGTAAGCTATGTAGCAGCTATATTCTATGATGCCGATCACACGCCTATTGGTATAAGCAATACCGTTATAATGGAAGACCTGAATCCAAATGATACAATTGGCTTTGAACTGAGTGGAATCACACTTCCAGAAGGTGTAAATACAGATACTGTTGCAGACTATGAGATATTTGCATATCCTGCACAATTTCAATAAAAAATAGATAAATAAAAATCCCCCAGGTGCTGGAAACACCTGAGGGTGTCACCCATAAACCGAAGGCTTATGTGCAACAAATTCGCAACTTGTATTATACCATAAGCCTTCACATTTTCATAGGCTTATTTTTTTATGCCTATTTTTTCAAAGGAGGTTTTATTATGTGGTGTAATATTCAAAAAAATGGTACTGCAGTTTACCGGGAGCGTTATAAAGATCCTCTGACTGGGAAACTGGAGATAGTCTCAGTTTCAAAACCCAAAGACACACCCCAAAATAAAAATAAAGCACAACGAGAACTTGCAGCAAAAATCGAAGCTGCAATCCAAGAGCTCCAATGTAATGATAAAACAGTGACTCTTGCGCAGCTTCAAAAAGAGTATCTAAAAGCCCAAAGAATCATATACAAAGATAGTACAGTCGATCGAAATGAAAGTGTCACTTCATCTGTCATAAAAATACTGAATCAAGATGCAATTGTCAACAACCTGACAGCACAGTATGTTAAATCAAAATTGCTTGAATCCAAAAGTAAAATTAAAACAGTGAACTCGTATATAACACGGTTCAAAGCAATGTTAAATTGGGGATACGAAAACGATTACCATGATAATTGGAAATTGATTACAAAACTCAAACAATTTGATGATTCTTCCGATGATGATGACGAAATTACGACCAAATATTTGGAACCAGACGAAGCACAAAAACTGCTTAACTATATCAAAGACGGCAAGAGTTGGCACTGGTATTATACAACATCAATTCTCATACTCACAGGTCTGCGATTTGGTGAATTATCAGCACTGGAAATATCTGATATTGATCTGGACAATTTAACAATCCGAATCTCTAAAACATATGATTCGAACCATGACAATGTAACTACGCCAAAGACAGACAATTCAAAAAGAACAATCCACATTCAGCCGGCACTTTTAGTAGAATTAAAAAAATGTATGCTATGGCGTAGAGAAATGATGTTGGCAAATAATTTCAGATCCAATATTCTGATTCCAAACACCCAAAATGGAGATCATATGAAAATAGCTAGTTATGAAAAATATCTCAGAGAAACAACGGAACCCCTTCTTGATCGACGTGTGACACCTCATATGCTCAGACATACACACGCTTCACTTCTTGCTGCAAACGGAATGACAATTGATGAAATTGCTCGTCGACTTGGACATGGAAAAAGTGAGATAACTCGAAGAATCTATATCCATGTTACTAAAAAAGTAACCCAAAATGATAATCTAAAATTAGACAAAATAAATCTGTTCTCATAATTTGTGCGCAGTAAGTGCGCAGTAACGCAATTTTAAACCATTAAAAAACGGCGGAAACCCTTGATTCTACGTGGTTTCCGCCAAATAAAAAAGATGCCCAGAGCCGGAATCGAACCAGCGACACGAGGATTTTCAGTCCTCTGCTCTACCAACTGAGCTATCTGGGCATGTATCTTATGTAATTAGTAGCGGGGACAGGATTTGAACCTATGACCTTCGGGTTATGAGCCCGACGAGCTTCCAGACTGCTCCACCCCGCGATATTAAATTATTCCTAAATAGGAAAAGTGGGCGGAGGTGGATTCGAACCACCGAAGCATAAAGCAGCAGATTTACAGT